GGGGGGCACCTCGGCCACGACGGTTGCGCCCAAGGATGCCAATACCTTCTTGAAGTACTTTGCCACTGCCGCCTCCACCGACACGGGAATCACGCGCAAGCAGATGTTCGATGAGTATGTGGCTCGCATGAAGCTGGGCGCAGTTCCCGAAGCCACACAGCAGCAGACGGAACACTGTGCGCAGTGCAATGTGGCCCGCGAGGAAATCAGCTCGGAGGGTATTCTGGTGTGCCCGAAGTGTGGGTCGGAGGAGTATTCGTTGGTGGTGTCGGACTTCCAGTCGTTCCGTGATCCGCCGAAGGAGCGGAACAATTACGCGTATAAGAAGATCAATCACCTGAACGAGATCCTGAACCAGTTTCAGGCCAAGGAGTCCACCATGATTCCGGAGGAGGTGATGAACGAGGTGGTGCTGGAAATCCGTAAACGTCGCATCGACAATATTGCCGATCTGACGGAGAAGGAGATTAGGGAGATCCTGAAGAAGTTGGGACGGTCCAAGTACTACGAGCACGCGGCCCACATTTTGTCAAGGTTGAACGGCAATCCGCCGCCCACCATCACGCCCGAGATTGAGGAGAAGATACGTGCCATGTTCCAGGAGATTCAGGCGCCCTTTTTGCTGTATTGCCCGAACGACCGCACGAACTTCCTGTCGTACTCGTACATCCTGTACAAGTTCTTTGAGCTGCTGGACTTGGATGAGTACAAGGTGTACTTCCCGCTGCTCAAGTCGCGGGACCGGTTAATCGCGCACGATCACATATGGGAGCGCATATGTACATATTTGTCTTGGCAATTCATCCGTTCTGTCTAACGAAGCAGTGAAAACACCATGGGGTCCGTGGTGACCACCTCGTCGCCTGGGTGGGAAAAATTGAACATGTCGCCCGGTTCAATGAACATGTCGTGCACAATGTTGTTGGCCTTGCAGAACTGAGCAAAGAAGGACTCGGAATTGAAGGGGTATAGACCTCCTGAATCCCAAGATCCATAGCTGAAGAGCATTGGACCTAGGAGTGCAAAGACATCGCGACGGGCCACCCAGAACTGCTCCTGTCCGAACGTCACAACGTTGTTGTCCCGCAGTGTCACCTCCGCCGCGCCTGTTTGGCGAGTACGAATCCGCTCGCTGCCAAAGTAGGGCAACGACAGGTCCAGTTTCTCTGTGAGAATCGAGTCGGTGCGGCACCTGACGACAATGTCAAACCGCATATTGTTGGCGCGCTCGTAGTCCAGAATCATCTGCCACGCCTTCCACACCTGGTAGTACTGGATCACGGTTCCGCTGCTGTGGAGGTACCCCATGTTCCACCCCTCGCCCGACCTCCCAAAAGCCTCGGATGTGATGGCTGGACGGTTACATGTGTCGAGGAAGTACATGAATGCATTGAACTCTGCGTCGCGCAAGGAGGGAAGAATCAATGATCCACCGTACTGAGCACCTTGGAAGTAGGAGGCGGTGACTGCTGAGTTCCCTGACTCACAAGCCAAGAACATCACAGCGTCATTGGGGAGAAGAAGGTTCTGCTTGAGAAGACCAGCTGTGCGCCGTAGACCCCGCTCTTGGCCGTTCACAATAACTGCGATGGGCATTGTGTAGGACAAAGGAACAAAACGTGGAGTATTAACAATGCCCGATGCAAGCTTGTCGCCCACACAGGGCATGATTGCCCTTGGAATGATTTGCACAACATTGATTGTGCTGGCGGGTGTTGGGGTTTATCAACTCTCTCGTGCGCCCCCCGAAGCGATCGGGCAGGCACTGGTGATTGGAGCTACGGGGTCGGCGGCATCGGGTGTGATTCGTGCGGCGGAGGGTGCGCCCCAGGGTGGCCGTCGGCGTCGCCACAAGACCCCGCGGAAGCACCGTAGTCGGCGTCGCCATCAGTCGGTTTCCGTGTAGGCAAAGAGCGTCAGAGCCACCAGACTCATGGCTACGGCAATCCATCGAGCACCGTGGATCTTTTCACCGAACCAGAACACACCCATCAGCGTGACCATGATGTCACTGGAGAGGTTCCACACCAAGTTGACGACCGCGAGGCCTTCGCCCGTGACCTTCATGGCTTGCAAAAAGAGAAAAGGCTCCAGTGCATAGACCAAGGTCGCAAACGGCAGACCTGTGCGGATGGGCCACGAACCTGTGCCCACCTGTTTGATGGTGGACATCATCACCAAGTCAAGACCCGCCATTACCACGCCAAACGCGACAGGAACCACCGAGAAGCCCATTGTTCTTCTCAAGAGTATATAAAATGCCTGGAGAGACTGATGCCACCAAGGGAGTGTCGAATGAGGTGATCGTGGACTACTTTTACATCATGTTCTGGATCGTGGGTCTGGCCACAGGTTTGGTGTTGATCTTGGAACTGTACGGCATTGCCCTCGCCCCGAAGCGCGGCTTTGCCGTGTTCCTTGCGTCGGCCCCCACACTGACCCTGACCTTCCTGAACGCCGCGTTCCTGTACATCCTCAGCGTGCGTGCGCTGAAGTAGACTCCAACGCATCCAGTCGAGCGTGAATGCGGTTCAGGCTCTCCACGATGGACTCAAGCATTACTGTCTGTTCCTTGTAGGCGTACCTAAAGGAAGTTACGAGCTCGCTTTCCTTGGCTCTCGGGCGGTTGTTCCTGACATTCTCCTGCGCCTTGACGAGCAGTTCCTGTGGGGTGATGATTGGCGGAGGAGGAACCTTCTTGGCTTCCTCAAGCTGGGCGATGCGGGCATGAAGAGTGGCGAGTTCGGTATCGATAGCGGAAGACATCTTGAATGGAAAATGGTATTGAGTTGGGGTGACGGAATCCGTTTTCTATGCTATTAAAGAGAATGTCCGTCAATGTGAGTTCGAGCATAACATTGTGCGATCCAATGCCCGTGTCGCCCACAACGAAAGCACGCACCAGGCTGCGATGGCTTGGCGATGATATAGAGTATACCAACAACTGCCCCGAGAAAGAGATTGAATGTCTTCATGGCGATTGAAAATGAATAGTAGTTGGGTTGACATCCGTTTTTACGAGTTCCCGCAGCGGCGTTCGTGCTGGACGGCATAGAAGAGGACCTTGGACTCGCGCTTGCAGTGACGACAGACCCATACAGGGGGCGGTGGTGGTGACAGTAGGATACGGACGACCTTGCGACGGAGAGGACGGACGAGGTTGGGGCAGGTGCGGCAGTTGTGCCCCTCGGTCTGGCACGAAGAGCAGGGCATTTTGGCATGACTACAAAAGAGGTTTGGGCTGGGCAGATGGAATCCGTTTTCTACACTCGAACAGGAAGAACAATTGGACGCGTTGGTATGCTCTTATCTTCCGCAGTCCTGTCGATGCCGCGCCATACGTACCAGTACTTTCCAGAGCGGTATGCAGTTTCGACTGCACCTCGAGACTTCCTGATCAGAGCTTCTTTGAGCCTGCCTGAAGTGACCTTGATCCATGTGTCCGTTGGAAGACCATCTTGAAGTACTCGAAGCTCAAACGCCAACTCGTCTATGTCCATGCGGTGAAATCCTCGCTCGGAACTAGCAGATGACCAGAGATTGATGAGGTGTTCCATTGTCAACGGAAAAGTAAGTAAGTAAGCGCGGAATCCGTTTTCTACGCGATCACGTCCTTCGGGTCCAGTCGGGCCGAGAACGCGAACAGCCAGAGTCCAGCCTGTGCGCACTTATCTCTGACCTTGTCCGTCAGCTTCGAGTCAATGGCCTTGTGCGACATGCGTACGTTCAGGTTATCCAGGCGGCGCATCATCTCGTCTACGGAGATCTTGTGCTCCCTGGTGATGGCGACAAAGTCGTCGAGAAGGCTGTCGCTGTTGAAGTTGGGTCGCTGTGGGCGACCACTCGTGACCTTGAGGGGCTTGTACTTCTCGCAGAAGGCCTTGCGGGCAGCAAGGATTGAATCCATATCTGCCATTGGCTCGTCTGTCACATACAGTTCGGGAACCGACACTGCCTTGTTCAGCCGCAGAAACTCAGCCTTCACCTGCTCATGCGTTGCGTCCCACATGATGTCCACAAGAATCGGCGCAATCTCTGTGATTCCAACCAATGCCTCTCGGCGGTGGTTGGACTCGTAGCAGTACAGCTTCTTGTTGATGCAGGCTAAGTACATCATCCCATCGAGTCGCCCGGACTGCTTCACGAAGGCGTGAATCTCGGCCACCCGCTCTGCATCAGGCGGTCGGTTGTGCTTCCACCGCTCAATGCCCAAGTCGTTGAAGATGTGAAGAGGAACCCAGTAGACATAGTGGCTGCCATGGTCGCCGC